GGTGGCGTGGCAGGTGTGATTGGTGCAATACAAACAGCAGGCACAGCCTACAACACATTCAAAGGTGCTGATCTACGATCTATTGTGAATGAAGAAGCCAATCTTGCTCTCAAAGACGTATTGAGAAACAGTATTCCTGCAGCGGTTCGGCAACAACCCGGCGGCAACGGCGGGTTTGTGTTTCCACGAGACCCTGCATTTGTTCTTGGTAGTCAACGTGGTACACAAGTAATAACACTACGAGAATAACATGGGCGACACAGTCAATTCAGTCAATACCAATGTAGATCTCACAGTGAGAATCTTTGATCAATTCTACAGCTACGAACAGTTTGTTGCAGTGGAAGAATACGATATTGTGTATAGTTTTTTGAGGTCAGTGTTTACCACTGATCAGGCTGCAGGCAATTTCACCGTGGCCTTGTTTAGAATTGCTGCTGAAACTAGAACCAACGTGCTGAGTATTCTGGCTATGCTGGAAGGACAAGGTCAGATGCAACTCAGCCAAACTCTAGCATACTATCTCAACAACATGAGAAGCGGCTCAACCCTGTTGGGATTTGGCGCATCAGTGACTCCCAACTTCTACACAGCAAGAAACGTGCTGCCGTGATCACTGGATTCAGCCATGGCTAACTTTGCAAAAGGTGTATTTCAACCCAAGAATCCTGCCAAGTATGTGGGCAACAAAAGCCCCACTTATCGCAGCAGTTGGGAACAGGTGTTCATGACATTCCTGGACAACAACGACAACATCATGCAGTGGGGATCAGAATGTGTGGTGATACCGTATCGTCATCCGCTAGATGGCAAAATGCACAACTACATTCCAGATTTTCTAATCACATACCGTACCAAAAACAACACCACCCGAGCAGAACTGGTGGAGATCAAGCCCAGAAAACAAAGCATCATTGAAGAAAAAATGAATTCAAAGGAACGTGCTATTGTGGCAATCAACTATGCCAAATGGGCGTCTGCTCAAAAGTGGTGCAACCAACAAGGGCTAACCTTTCGCGTAATCAATGAAGAGCACATCTTCCATCAAGGTGGCAAGAAGTAAATAATGCAAAGTGATGATAAGTATTGTTATGACAATATATTATCTTTACAAAAAAACTCACAATACCACAGGACTAAGTTATTTAGGATTTACACAAGATGATCCTTATACATATCAAGGATCTGGCACACGGTGGTTACATCATATTAAAAAACACGGATATAATGTAACTACTGAAATTCTACACGAAACTACGACTAAAGAAGAAATAAAAGATAAAGGTCTGTATTACAGTAACCTATGGAATGTAGTTGTTAGCAACGAATGGGCAAATTTAAAACCTGAAACTGGAGAAGGTGGCGGAGTTCCAGGAATGCATAAGGGAAAAAAACGCCCTCAAGAACACATTGATGCAATGAAGAAAGGATGGGCTCGTGCAAAAGAAAACGGTTACCAACCATGGAATTATGGATTATCAGGCTTTAAAGGCCCGTGCCAACCTATTATTTTAGTATCTCCTGATGGAAAGAATTACTCATATGAAAGTATGAAGCAAGGCTGCAAAGAAAATAATTTACTCTATACAAAAATGAGTAGCGTGAATAGTGGCAAACTCAAGCAACATCGTGGGTGGACTATTCTTAAGGTGCAAATTTAATAACGGTAAATACGTCATGTCCCTTCCGACCAACAAAAAACTTGAGGCCTTGTTTGATTTGCCAACTAGTGCAGACTCAGACGACACAGTAGTGTATACCACTGAACAAACTCAAGCTGCCATGATCGAAATTGACACCACAATAGACAAGATTGACGCTGCTCTACCCGGTGTTCGAGACCTTAGCTCGTCGGATACTGAAATGGATGATCTAGCTAAAAAAGCCACAGACACCTTTGATGAACTAATGAGTTTGGGTATGCAGGTGGATTCAAGATTTGCTGCTGAAATTTTTGGTGTTGCAGGCACCATGCTGGGCCATGCGCTTACGGCCAAAACAGCCAAGCTCAACAAGAAACTTAAAATGATCGATCTACAGTTGAAAAAAGCCAACCTGGATATAAAAATCGCAGACTCAGACACTGCACCGGTACAGTCGGGCCAAGGACATGTGATAACTCGCAATGAATTGCTGGATAGATTGCTGGGCGACAGAAACACAAATGCCAAAAAAGGCTAAATATCACATAGGACCCTAATATGAAAAAATTTCATCAATATCTTTCCGAAAGCGAACGCACATACAATTACCGGATCAAAATTCTAGGTGATGTGCCGTCAGGCTTTATTGGAGAGCTCAAAGAAAAACTCAAGCAGTTTGACATTGCAAAAATGTCAGACAAAAAAACCACACCAGTACAGCACCTGCTCAAGGATTTTCCTGGTGCAGAAAATGAAATGGTAACATCAGTTGATGTGAGCTTTAGATACCCTGCTATTGAGCCGCAGGTGCAACAGCTGGCTCAGTTGTTGGGATTTAACCCCAACAGAATCCGCCTGCTTACACAACCATACGTGGACAGCATTGACAAAGAGATCACAGACATTGAAGCACAAAACAAAGACTTGATCCGAGACACTGCTTATCCTGCACCTGATGCGGCTCAACGTGCCTTGTCAAAAGACTATTCTACAGGCCCATACGATCATGCAGTGTTGAAAAATGCATATCGCAGTGACTTTACTATTGCTGGTGGTCGAACTCCTCCTGCAAAAACCACAAATGATTTGCCACAGGGCAACACCAGCCCAATGACCAATATCAAACGTCAGCCCAAGCCTGCTACTGGCTACAACACAAGAGGATAAACCATGACATTTTTCTATGATCTCAATAAAAGACTCGACAGCATCCGTGCCACACCAGAAGTTACTAACCAACAACTCAATGAGCAGGCCAGTCCACTAACTCAAGTTCTCAACGAACGATCAACAGGCGACTACTCTGCTGTCAAAGCAGCCGCTGGCAAAGACATTGGCAAGCCAGGCAAAAACTTCTCAAAGATTGCTGCAGGTGCAGCCAAGCGTTATGGCAGCGAAGAAGCAGGCAAACGTGTGGCAGGTGCTGTGTTGAACAAACTGCGTCATCCCAAAGAAGGCATGGGCTTTCTTGGAGAAAAAGACGTTGAAGAAGCGTATAATCCCAACAGTGTTGGTGCTGAAAATCGCAGAGGTCTGGACGCAAGTCATGCAGCCAATCTTAGAAAGAAAGCTGCTGCTGGCGATGCCAAGGCTCAAGCAGCACTGCAACATCTCAAAGACAAAAAAGAACGCATGAGCAATGATTTCACAAGCCGTATGGAACGTGAAAGTGCTGGCATGGACGAGTCAGCATTGCAAGCTGCATTTGGCAAAAAGAAATATGGCGATCAAGGCATGAAGGCCCTGCAAAAAGCAGGAAGAGATAATGCCAGCGACAAGACCATGAGCAAGATTCGCAATCGTTATGACAAGTATGATGAAAGCATGGACGAAGCCAGCAAGCCAGACTTCCTGGACATTGACAAAGATGGTAACACGACAGAGCCAATGAAATCTGCTGCTCGAGGTATGAAAGAAGGTGGCATTCCGATGACACCCAAGCAACAGAAGTTTGCTAAATTAGCAAAACCCTTTGACAAGATCACTTTTGCTGACAAGATTGTTGGTGCCAAAAAAGAAGTTGACGAAATGCTAGGACAAGTAGCAGCCGATGCTATGAAGAAAGCCGTGCGCGGCCGTGATCAAGACATGGAAGAAGCCAGTACCGGCAACGCATTTGATTACAAAAATTTTAAACAACCTGAAAAACAAAAGCCCACTAGCTTTGTTCACAAAGGCACATACGGCACTGAGTATGATGGCGACAAAGAAGATGCCAAGGCAATTGCTACTAAAAAGCGAGCCGCAGCAGATGCTGGGCAAGGCTCACGTGGTCGTGGTCGTCCCAAGAAAGGTGCGTCAGTGGACACAGGCGAAGTTATGAAGCCAGACTTTAGTGCATTTGGAGACAAAGTCAAATTGAAACCTCACACTGGCAAAATCACCAAGCACAAGATGGTGGGCGAAGACGATTTGGATCCAAAAGATCAAGGCGAATACGATCAAGAAGGCGACATGGCCAAGGACAGTATCAAGACCGTGGTGCGTCATGCACAGGCCCTGGAAAAAATACTGGGCGACGATGATAACCTGCCAGAATGGGTACAATCCAAGTTGGCCAAGATTGAAAGCATGATGACTGCAGTGGATGACTACATGCAGAATCAACAAGACGACGACATGGATGTTGAAATGGATGTTGAAATGGATGAAGAGTCCACCCACACTCGTGATAGCCGTGCCGAACGAGCTGGTCGCAAGGTGGCCAAAGACATTGAGTATGATGAAAAGAAGAAAGATGGTATCCATGGCAAGCGTCGCAGCGGCGAAGATGACAAGGCTGAAAAAGCCGGTAAGAAAGTCACCAAAGACATTGAATACGACGAGAAAAAAGACAAAAAGAAAAAAGAAGTAGATGAAACAACTAGTTCTGGTTCAGTGGCCACTGGTGGTTCTGCTGCTCCTAAATCCAGCGGCGGCATGAGTTACGGCAAAGGTATCTATGACAGCTTGAATCGCGAATTAGAAGGCATGATCTCTGAAAGCATGAACATCAACATGAGCATGAACAATGACAGCCACGGTGGTCCAAGCCGGAGTCTCACAGTCACAGCCACAGACGAAGATGCAACCGCATTGGCCAGCATACTCAGAATGGCAGGCATGGGCGGTGGCAATGACCACATGCCACACATGAACAACGGCGTGGTACAACCGGACGAAATCAAAGTCATAGACTTTGATGACGGAACTGATGACCTGGCAGCAGAACTCAGCAACGAGTTGCACAGCGATCATGACAGTAACGACTCTGAAACCTGTTCCACATGTGGATCAAGTGATTGCGGCTGCAATGATTCAGACACCATGGATGAAGCCTACGGTGACACAGACGAAACATTGAATAGTCCAGACTGGCCCACAGATGCTGAAGGCACTGATGATGCCATGATGTACTCGGGTGGATTAGACGGTCCTAAGTCAACTGGTCAAACTACAATTCCTGTAATTGCCAGCCAACAAGATCGTCAACATGCATATGAAGACGCTGCTGCTCTACGCCGCATGATGGAAATGGCAGGACTGCCAGTTGCTGAAGCAGCACCACCAGTCAAGTTAGCAACACCACAGCATGTGGATGAGCCTGTGAGCCCTGCATCAGCTGCCGCAACACCAGGCAAAAAGCCAGTGGTCAAGCCTGTGACAAAATCAGCAACACCACAAGCAGTGGACGAGCCGGTGAAGCCGGTCAAAGAAGACCAAATGGCACACAGTCTCATGAGAGAACTGCACAACTTCAAGTATTGATATGACACCACAATTCCAAACCTATGCAGAAACCATGAACAGGCTGTCTGAACGGCATCCGCCTGCTCCTACACCTGCAGAGGTGCGCAACCAACCAGCGTTTATTCCAGGCGTGCTGTCACAAACCACAAATTTGTTCCAGCCGGTCAATGTTGCAGATCTAAACAAGGATAACAAATAATGGCTATTCAAGTTGTGAACGCTGTGAGCAATACAGCCTGGACCACAGACAAAGTGGAAATTGCTACCACCACTGCCAATGTGACTTTTCAAGTTAGTGTAGTGCAGTTGACCTATACACAGGCCAATGGTAGACCTGCCAACGCCACCATGAGCACGTCAATTGGCAACCTGTATGCCAACGCTATACAAGTTCCAGGCAACTCAGTTCAGCAGTACTATGTGGGTGTGGGAAATTATCTCAACATCATCACAGGCACAGCATTCACTGCCACAGCCCTGGGCACAGCCTCATCAGCCACAGCAGGTGTCAACGGTATTGTTGGGTAACACTCAATGAGAGCCCGAGAGTTTGTTACTGAGACCCGCGCAGGAAAAATCAGCACTCGCAATCAAGCTGCCACAGTGGGACTCAACACATTTCACGACAGTGAAAGGGCCAACAGCGACTATACTCTCAATCGTGTGATGATGGCAGTGGCCATGGCAGACGGTTCTAATACACCAATCAAGATGGATTACAAGAGCTGGGCTGGCAAAGAAAAAACAGCACATCCTTATACTGAAGTAGAACAGAACATGCTCAAGCAGGCCTTCAAGGCAGCTGGCGCTGACTGGACTGACACCAACAAAGGTGACCTCAATAGTGGCGAACATCCAGAAGTCAACGTTGCCAGTCCTGTGATAGGATTCCGAGGATATCCCAGATGAGAGCACGAGAGTTTGTGACTGAAGAAAAAACCCTGCCGCCAGAGCAGGCAGATCCCATGAATCATGTGTTTGTGTTGCCCGGTGTAAATTCTTCTGATCCATATGAAATATATAGATTTGGTGTGGCCATGGCTCGTGCCAGAAGCGATGCTGGAACTGATGGCATCACCGACCGATTACCCGCTTGGTCCGCAGAGGCTGCGTTTGGAGAACATGCAGTTGTGGCTGGATTCAATGATTCCGTTGAGTCCGTAATTGATCAAGCATTGAGCATGGCAGGCTTGCCTGCAAAAAAAGTGCAAATAAGTACGCCAAACAGCATAGAACCTGCGTCAGTAAATCACGCCAGCCCTGTCAAGGGTTTTGCCGGTTACCCACGCTGATTATTTTTGATTAAACATATCTAGATCATGGCCAGTCCACCCCCACCATACGACGATATTACTGGCATAAGTCGTGCAGTGATGAAAGACAATGCACAAGTAACATTGGCCAACTACAATGGCAATGCTAGACCTGGCGAACTTGTAGTTGATCAAAGTACTGATCAAGTGTTTATCGGCAATAGTGCAGGTGCGTTGACACAAATTGCTGCGGGCATTGGCAACGGCGGAGTCAGCGGATTGCCTGCAGGCTTCTACCAAATGGCATACAATCCCACAACTGGTGAAATCGTTTACTACACTTAATACTAATATGAAAAAACTCTTCCTACTCTTGCTGATTGTGCCTGTGCTGGCCATTGCACAACCCCGACAAAAGCCTGGCGTGACCTATGACGCTGTGATCACCAGAGTCATAGACGGTGACACAGTGGCTTTCCAAGCAGACTTTTTGCCTGCACCACTCAAGAAAGAACTCAGCATCAGAGTGTATGGTGTGGACACTCCTGAAAAAGGATTCCGTGCAGCCTGTGCCAGTGAAGCACAGCGTGGAGAAGCTGCAAGTGCGTTTACCAAACAAGCTGTTGCTGCCAGCACCAAGCGTCAGGTTGTGCTCATGGACTGGGACAAGTATGGTGGACGAGTGCTAGGCGATGTCATACTCAACGGGCAAAGTCTACGAGCCATGTTGATACAAAATGGATTTGCACGTGAATACTACGGCGAAGCCAAAACATCCTGGTGCAATTAATATAATCAATTGTGGTTAGATTCAAGATAACTACTTGATCATGTCAAAACCACTTGAGACCGTACTGGTCAAGTCTCCTCATCGAACACAAACATTCACAGATCAACAACTGGATGAGTTTTTGAAGTGTGCTGATCCTGTCACAGGACCGCACTACTTTATGGATAACTTTTTTCATATACAACATCCCACACAGGGCAAAATGTTGTATCATCCGTATTCGTATCAGGTCAAACTGATTGATACCTATCATACCAATCGCTACTCCATCTCCATGATGCCTCGACAAACAGGCAAATCAACCAGTGCAGCCGGCTACCTGTTGTGGTACAGCATGTTTGTTCCAGACTCCACTATCCTGGTAGCAGCACACAAATACACCGGTGCTCAGGAGATCATGCAACGCATACGCTTTGCTTATGAACTGTGTCCAGATCATATCCGAGCCGGAGTCACAAGCTACAACAAAGGATCAATAGACTTTGAAAACGGTAGTCGTATTGTGAGCGCTACCACAACAGAAACAACCGGACGGGGTATGAGTATTACACTACTCTATGCCGATGAGTTTGCGTATGTGCGACCCACAATTGCACGAGAGTTCTGGACTAGTATCTCACCTACCTTGGCCACTGGTGGTAAAGCAATCATCACCAGCACACCCAACTCAGACGAGGATCAGTTTGCGTTCATCTGGAAAGGTGCCAACAAAACCGAAGATGAATATGGCAACCCCACACCCTTGGGCATAAACGGATTCAAGGCCTATCGCAGTTACTGGCAAGAACATCCTGATCGTGATGAGTCCTGGGGCGAAAACATGCGAGCACAACTGGGCGATGATCGATTCCGCCGTGAGATTGGCTGCGAATTTATCATCAATGACGAGACTCTGATTGCTCCTGCCAAACTGCTGGATCTTGACGGACTTGAACCCATGTACAAAACTGGGCAAGTGCGCTGGTATGAACCAATCAGAAAAGATCAAGTGTATGTTGTGGCACTAGATCCCAGTCTAGGCACAGGCGGCGATCCTGCTGCTATTCAAATCTTTGAAGCTAACACCACACGACAAGTAGGCGAATGGCGACACAACCGAACTCCAATTCCCGAACAGATTCGTATCCTGGTAGATGTGATCCGGCACATAAACGAAACAGTAGGCGACGAGAAAAGCATCTATTACTCAGTGGAAAACAACACCATTGGAGAAGCAGCACTTATTTCAATTGCAGAATGGGGAGAAGAAAACATACCAGGCTACTTCCTGAGTGATGTGTCGGGTCCTGCTGTGAACGGACGCAGAACACGCAAAGGATTCAACACCACAAACAAGTCCAAACTGAGTGCCTGTGCCAAACTAAAAAATCTTGTGGAATCTGGCAGAATGAAAGTAAACAGCAAAAGTTTGATTTCAGAGTTCAAAAACTTTGTGGCACACGGCACAAGTTATGCTGCCAAACCCGGCGAAACAGACGATTTGATCATGGCCACAATCCTGGCTGTACGCATGCTCACAGTGTTGCAGAGTTTTTATATTGAACTAGACTCGCACATGCGAGATCACGAGTCCAATATTATAGAACCCTTCCCGTTCATTTCTATGGTGCGTTGAGGTAAATACCGTATGGCACAAAATTCAATCGCAAGCGAACTCAACGATCTGTTAATCACACGTGATTTTGACGTCAACGCACTCAGCACCAAAACTGGTAAACCAGCAGTGAACAGTCGCGGTGTACCCGACACAAACGAAGCAGACATGTTTAGTTTTGACTGGATTGGGCCCACTGGCAAGAACTACGGAACCATGGTGATCCTGCTGGATCAATCAGGTGGCATGACAGTGTACTTTGGAGACAACCTTGGTCGTACCATGGACCCAGAAGACAAACTGGCCTGGTACGGCGACCCAGATACTGATAACTCGGGCTTTCTGGAACAATTGAAAAATTTTGCCATCCGCACCAGCAAGGTGCGTGGTGGATTTAGTTTGGAAAACATGAGCCGGCTCAAGTATGCTATTGCAGGACAAGCAGCCCTGACAGAGAGCTTTTATGGCACACGTAAAATTAGCTATTCAGGACTGGCAACTGAAGCCAGACTCATGATCAAACATTCAAAGGTGCTGGACGAGAACGATGCTCGTTTCCGCTATGTGGAAAGTTTGTTTATTGAAACAGCCCAGGGCGAACGCTTTAGACTGCCATTTCGCAAGTTGTCGGGTGGACGAGCCATGCTGGAACATGTGCGCCAAGGCGGCAACCCTTATGATTTTCGTGGACAGCACATCAGTGAAACAGTGAGTCAAATCACCACACTGGGTCAGTTTCGCAGAGCACATCAAGGTCGTGTGTTTGAAGGTGCTGCTGCTGACTTGATCACAGAAACCAACGAATACTATCACAATCTCAATCGCAATCTCAAGAACATTGCACACCATCGCGGGTACGCACAGTATTTTGAATCCTGGAAGCCAGCTGAGATTTCTGAAACCGATATGGTTGTGGAAGATCTCAAGGGCTTGTTTACAGAAACACGCATTGATCCTAGAATAGAATCAGCCTTGCCCATGCTGGCAAAGATACAACGGGAAGCACAAATCATGAAAGAAGCAGACATATTCGAATCCTGGGCCAACAACCTGGTAGAAGGTACCTGGGCCTTGCCGGACACTCCGGAAAAAATGGATCAGCTCAAGATGTGGCTGAGTGAACCGCATCCAGTTGGCCCAGATGCGTCTGATGCCAAAGATGTGCTAGGTGACTACATTGGCGACGACAACTTGTTTGACCAACTGGAAGAACTGGCCGAAGAAGATCCGGATGCAGATGCTGTTCCCTTGGTCATGGCCTGGATTGATCGCAATCGAGATGAATTTGTTGAGATTGCTGAACTGGCTCAAAATCTAGAAGCAGCCGCTGCTCCTGCACCTGAACCGGCAGCATTGCCGCCGACGCCCGCTGCTCCTGCTGCACCCGCTGCTCCGGTTGCAGAGGAAGTAATCTCTAGCAACAAATTATCTGAAGCAGGTGAAAGTTTTGGCGATGCTTATTTGCAAAAAGCAGCATCTGGTGCCCCAGGCCGTTGGATGATTAGTCAAGACCAGGCCAAGGCAGAGTTGGCCAGAAGAGCAGCAGGCGGCACCCAAACTGTTTCTGCATCCGAACCGGCGGCGTCATCTGAACCATTTGTTCCCAAGGATTATCAAACAAAAGAACCATTGACAAAAGGACCCGACGGTAAATGGTATAACAAAGCAGGACAAGAACGCGATGGTCTACGCGGCTACCCACTTACTGCACAGGGCACTGCTCAGTTCCGTAGCCTGGTTCCTCCAGCACCAGTTAATGAAGGTGACTACACAGGCATGTATGAATCCGATCTGGCAAGAATAAAATCTCTAGCTTTGCTCTTGTCGCAGAAAAACTGATACACCAAGTCAACTCAAGAAACTGGCGCATGGTAAGTAATACGTGAATATTGATCGTATTGTATTAACAACCTTTCCGGGATACTTTTTTTCTCAAATCCGATGCCTGCATAGCATACAACAGTATGCCGCAGGTTTTCCCGTTGACATCATCATTGATGATTTTGATATCCAACACTGGCCCACGTATGTGACCGATTGTCAACTGTACATCACGCAGTGTTTTCCTGAGATGGACATTACCTTTCATCAGTTCAGTAACTTTGTTGGGCAGGGTCGATTGAAGAACGGTGGTTGGTTTAGACAACAGTTGGTTAAACTTTATCTAGATCAATTTGTCACTGGTGATCGTTGGTTGTTGGTGGATGCCGATGTGGTATTCACACAAGATATCAGACTTGACGCTATCAGTGCAACTGTGAGCAGCACACCAGATCCAATCACGGTGGGCAATCGATTGTATGTTGAATTCATGCTCGGGACTGACCAGCCCTGGGTGGTAAACAAAGATGAATACTGGTGTCTAAGTTCAGTTCCTTTTAGACTACTACAACGGGATCTGCTGCAAGGGCTAAGAGCACATGTGGAATCTCTACATGGCAAATCACTATTTGACTTGCATCATGAGCTGTTTGAACAGAATCAATTGGTAGCGTTTGATCCAGAATCTCAAACCATGATCATGAGCGAATTTCAATTGATAGAAGTGTTTAGGCATAGATACTATCATACCCCATTGCCAATTGGTCGCACATGTTCCAGCAGTTTTGAACACTCGTCGATCAAAGACTGGAACACTGAAAGAACCTGGTTTGAACAACAACTGCCAGTGTCTGAACAGCACTGGAAATCACTAGAAAATTTTGGAAAATATCATGTCTAGACTTTTTACACTTGGGTGTAGTTTTACACAATACTGGCGCTGGCCTACCTGGGCAGATGCTCTGGGTCGAGAATTTGATCACTTTGAAAATTGGGGTCTGTGCGGCGCCGGCAACAGCTACATACTCTGGAGCCTGATTGAATGTAACCAACGCAACCAGTTGAATTCTGATGACCAAGTCTGGATCATGTGGACCAATACCAGCCGGGAAGATCGGTATGTTGGTGAGCGTTGGCTAGAAGGTGGCAATGTGTATTGGTCAGCAGGTAGCTCGTTGCCTGCGGAATATGTAAAGAAGTTTGCATGCGAACGTGGGTATCTGATCAGAGATCTTGCCAATATTGCAGCAGCCAAGCAGCTACTGGATCACTGGGGTTGCAAATACAAATTCTTGAGCATGGTTCCTTTTGCACGTACCAATGAACATAATGGGCTAGGCTACAACCCCGATGACGTCAAACAAGAAAATCAAGACGTTCAAGAACTTTACAAAAACATTTTGGACTTGATTGGGCCCAGTGTGCTGGACACAGTGTTCGACGGTGCCTGGAAATCACGCCCTGGAATTAAATGCAACTTTGATCCAAAGCAAAGAGACTTTCATCCCACTCCTGCAGAGCACGTGGCGTATTTGCAAAAAGTTGCACCAGGTCTACTGAGTCAATCTACCCTGGACTGGATGGCAGTATGCAATCAACAAGCAACAGATCACCTGCTGGAATGGCAAGAGCCCAATAGACCAAGGAGACTATGATGGATTTTGTTACCACGGGCCCAAATCAATATCGGGTGCAGCATGACAGTTGGATGGACGGTGGTGGTACCTGGTTTGGACAAGAATACATAGATATTGTTCAACAACGTTATTCCAACCAGACATTTGAACGCTGTTATGAATGGTGCTCTGGACCAGCTTTCATAGGATTCGGTTTGTTGGATCATGGGCTATGCCGCAGCTTGTGTGTGAGCGACATCTATCCTGATGCAATTGCGCGAGTCCAAGAAACCGCAAAAATACATCAGTTGACAAATGTCAGCGCCTATTCAACAGGCACAGTTGGAGGATTGCCTGATCACGAAATGTTCAACCTGGTTGTGGCCAATCCTCCACATTTTCTTGCATGTCCTGGGAGCGACCATTATCAACGTATAGCAGTGGATCAGGATTGGCTGGCACATCAGGAGTTCTTCAAAAACATTGGGCAGCATCTGGCACCCAATGGTGTTATTCTGCTTCAGGAGAATCAGGCCGGCTCCTTGAATAGAGAAAAAGATTTTGCAGCATACATAGAATCTGCTGGTCTGGAAATAACAGATGTTTTTGATAGTCCAGCACACTACACTCCCAATCACTACACTCAAATCTACTACATAGAAATTAGGCAAAAATAATTTGTCTTTTGTGTTGACTCAACTAAATAAAACAAAGAAGGGCGTGTAGTGGCATGCTCTTCCGTAAGCAACTAGATAGGCAAAGTTCGCTACCTTTGGTGGTAGGAAACACAGACAAGCTGTGTTATAATAACTTGTAGGCAGCATTTAAGTAGATCTTAAATTTTTAAAATCATATTAACGCACAAGAAAGGCAACACAATATGGCATCATTAGCAGAAATCCGCGCACGGCTACAGGCCGCAGACAGCAACAAAGGTGGGCAATCCACCGGAGGCGGCGACAAATCAATTTACCCACACTGGAACATGGAAGAAGGCAAAGAAGCCGTACTCCGTTTCCTGCCAGACGGTAACACAAAAAACACATTCTTTTGGGCAGAGCGAGCAATGATTCGACTGCCATTCAATGGCGTCAAAGGTGAGATGGATTCCAAGCAAGTCATGGTTCAAGTACCATGCGTTGAGATGTGGGGCGATGCTTGCCCAATCTTGGCAGAAGTACGCACATGGTTCAAGGACAAGAGTCTTGAAGACATGGGTCGCAAGTACTGGAAAAAGCGCAGTTACATTTTTCAGGGCTTTGTACGTGAGAATCCCATTGGCGACGACAAAACACCGGACAATCCTATTCGCAAGTTCATCATTGGACCTCAGTTGTTTACCTTGATCAAAGGTGCCTTGATGGATCCTGAGTTGGAAGAATTGCCAACTGACATGTTGCGTGGCTTGGATTTCCGCATTGCTAAGACCAGCAAAGGTGGATATGCAGACTACAACACATCAAAATGGGCTCGTAAAGAATCAGCCTTGACCGAAGCTGAACAGGCTGCTGTGGCCACACATGGCCTGTATGATCTTAGCACATTCTTGCCCAAGAAGCCCGGAGCAGTTGAGCTCAAGGTAATCAAGGAAATGTTTGAAGCGTCAGTAGATGGACAGCCTTACGATACAGAGCGTTGGGGTCAGTACTTCCGTCCTGCTGGTGTCAATGCACCTGCTGGCAGTGCAGCCGCTGAAGACGCTCCTGCTCCGGTGGCACGTTCAGCACCTGCACCTGTTGCAGATTTTGACGACGATGTTGCCACAGCAGAAAAATCTTTTGCTGCTGAGCCTGTTGCTGCCCCAAAACCAGCACAGAAAGCCGAAGACATTTTGGCCATGATTCGTAGTCGTCAACAGAAGTAATCAAAAAGTGCAAGCACCAAAA